CGATTTGAAACAGGCCGGGTTTTTGACCTGGACCTGGTTTCTTACACACATTATGTTGGCTCAGGCTACACTCTGGGTTAGGGGGTTATATTACCGCCTTTGGCAAAATCTTATATGGGTGGTGTTTGCACCATTTTCAATGGCCGGTATTTCAACCGTGATTTGGAACTTGTGTACAATGTTCGTTTCGGATATTACCACTTATACTGCTTTGTCTGTTTACTCAGTAAACCTCGCTAATATTGTGTGGGGAGTTTCGTCATTTTTCACTACTGCTTTTCTACCCGGAAGTCTTCTGTGGATGGGCCCTGGGGTCCTTATATTCTCTGCAATCCTTGCTACCAAGGGTGCAGTTAACACTTTCCTTAAATGGAAAAGAATTAGGAGCGCCGTTTTGAACCACGGTGGGGATGGTAATAAGAGCCTAAAGAATAAGGCGTCTGCTGTCCTAACCGGTATATCTATTGGTTTGGTTGGTGTTGCTATTGCAAAATCTTTTATGCTTCTCTGGAATATGATTGTCGAAGAAAGAAAACGCCTCTATGAGGAAAAAAGAGAAGTACAATTTGAGGGTAAACCCACAAACGATACCATTTTCTCCACCCTTCAGAAGGGTCAGTTGTGGTTGACTTGGTTTAACTCTACCTGCGAAATGATTCGTAAGTTTGACACCTTTAAAGATGTTAATGCTAATATGACCATTTTGGCACATGCTGCTAGAAATTTCCAGGCTTTTGTTCCCCGAGAAAGGAAAGAAGCCCTTGGAGATTTGATTTTGGGCTGTTCTAACTGCACACTTCCTGGTGAGCTTTGTACTTGTACTTACTCTAACCCAGCTATTCTTAAAGAGTGTGGTGAAAATAGGTTTGAAAATGTTTTTTATCATGCCGTCGTTCAGACGTCCCTCCTCTCCCAACGTGTTTCTCTTTGGAGAACTTGTAAACAAGGGGATAAGGATTTTGTTGAACACTTATGTCCTGAGTGTAAAAATTGGGAGCTTTTGGGCCCTCAAGGTGGATATGATAAAAAAAGAAAGGATTTCACTTGGGATTCTGAAGGTAATACCTTAATTAAAAGTCAGCTTAGAATTTTGATTAATTCTGATCTTGTGTGTTCCACATGTCTTCTTCAAGCTGCTAAACCTGCTGCTCAGCAAACAGATGAGTTCTCTTCTGAGAACGTCATCACCAGAGCCATTAATTTTGCCGAAAGGATAATTGATGGAGATGGTTGGTCTGAAACAGATAAAATCTCAGCTAAAACTGTTGCATATCAGGCCCTTTGTGCCTCTATTGGATGTGTTTCTTTAGCCATGATTTTTAGGCCTGATAAATTTGTTGAGGCAGCAGAAAAACTTAAAGTTGGTGCCATGAGTTGGACCGACTCTGTTCTTAATCTCTTTAAAAAGGATGAAGATAAAGATATGTCAGAGGAATCCATACAAGGTCTTCTTACGTGGGCTAATCCCAATGAGAAATTTTCAGCTACAATCTCTCCTGTTAAGGCTATTGCCATAGACAAATATGAGGTCTTGGAGAGACGAGTTAATGAAATGCCTGCACTTTTTGAACAAAAGCTGGCCTCCTTTGGTGAGACCCTTAAAGAATTTATGGTGAAACAAATGCCAGTCGCCCATAAGATGTTGGAAAATGCCAATGTCATTGATAAACCGAGGCCTGCTCGGGGTTTTGCCAAACTTAAGATGGAAGGTAAACGTTTTAAAGACGTTGGAGCTGAAATTAAACATGGTAAAGGAGCTTCTGCGCTCGGTTCACTCCAGCCTGGGTTCAGTGTTGCTAAGAGCAACGTTGGACGAAAAGCCTTTCACCTTTTTAAGGTTGATAGAGTTAGGCAAAACTATTTCGCTAATGCCAGGAAGCATAATGGCATGCAGTTGGATCAATATTTTGACAGTATGTATAGACATTACGGAAAAAATTTTGACCCTAGCCACTACATGCGACTCTTTCCGGATGAATTTGGAATTTGGGTTGCTACCACTGACCTTGAGCTCGAACAAGGAGTTTATGATTGGGCAGAAGAAAATGGGTATTATGGGATTGTCGATGATGAGCTCATTGACATGGAAGAGGAATGGAATGATATTGATGAGAGAGTATATCAAGAGGAACGTGATGTTTACGAACTGCGTGCCAATAAGTGGTCTCATCTCGTTTCTGGGTTTGACTCAGATGGCGAATCCAGAGTACCTGGTATCTATTCTAAGCCTGAGGCGAAACCGATTCCTGTCACAGTACCTAAACCTTCTCCTCTCACCATGTTCGGCCCTCCTAAAACCCTCCCCCTTACACAGTCATGTGATCAGGATGGGCTTTTTTCGCCTAAGTCATCTTCCGTTTGTGGTTTACTCCATAGGGTCTTCCCAGATTCTTACACGGATGAAGCTAAATGCTCAAAATCGTGCCCTGGATTTAAAAAAATCAGAGGGTCCGAAATCTTGTCGTGCCCCTGCTCTCCCTGCAAACGGTGTAATGGCAAGGTTATTCTCCACACTGTCCCGGCAACAGCCTTATACACTGAAACGTCTTATTACCGGTGCTCTGACTCTAACTGCAAACCATCCTCGACGTTCCACTGGCGCTCGAGCGGGAAAGCTGCAGGCACGGTAAACGTGTCTAATGGTACTAGAACTTTCACTGAGAGTCCTAATCAAGTTCCAACCCAAAAAAAAAAAGCTGGGCCTGAAGCAGCAATGCCAGGAACCCCTGCAGTTGACATCACTCAAATGATCAAATCCAATGAGGAACACCAGGTTCCCCTTTACTCAGCAGAGGGATCTGTTGTTAGTTGGGCAAGTATTATTAATGCGAGATTTACTGAGAAAGAATTTCAGCCTGCCCTCGTTCATAACTATCATGCACAAAAGTTCGGAGCTGTGTATTATGGCGAGGAAAAATATAAAATCAATTTTGAATTTACTTTTCAATTTAATGATTCTGATTTAGCTGTTACATTCATTCCTCTTAAATTTCTTCCTAAAGGTGTTAAATTCACTAAATTCTCTGTCACCCCTGAAAAACCATGTAGGTGGTATATGTTCCCAATTTCTAATGGCAAGGCAGTTGCCATCCATTATGATGCTTGGACTAGAAATAGAAATATTCCTTCACAGTGTCTCCACAAGGCCTCAACTAAAGCCGGAGATTGTGGAAGAAGAATTTTGACAATCAATAATGAGGTGATTGGTATCCACTCCGGAACCTTTGGTGAAAACATTTCTAATTATTTTATTGGATTTACCCCTGACATGTTGGATTGGGTTGTGAATCCTCTAAGTTTACCTCAATGAGGGTTTGAGTCCCGTTCAAGTGAAAACCGCCTCACTTGGACACATGTGGACTTCGAGCGGAATACCGCCCGATTTGAGCCGGCGGATTTTGACATTGGTAAACCAGTGTCCCTACCTTTCTTTCCTTCTGAAATGTACAAGAACGAAAAATCTAGGTTTAAATACCTCATGTGCATAGGAAAGGCACCTATTGTAAAAAAGTTTCCTAATGATAGTGTTAATTTCACTATTTCCTACAACGAATATTTCTTAAATTGGGATCCAAACAAAACCAGTCTTTTCTCAAAGAAGGCCGATCATCATGCTGTGCGAGCAACCCAAGAAACTATGAACATTTCTATTAATAAAATGGATGCTCCCAAAGTATTTCCAGATCCAACTGATGACCCAGACATGCGTCGAACGTTGGCCCTCGTTTTAAAATACCTCCACTACATGGAGGACTCCGTAGACCCTCTAAGAGAGCTAGAATTTAACGGTGCAGCTTCCCCTGGAATCGGATATGCCGGTACCAAAGCTGACGCCCTCGAGAGTGAACAATTCAAACGCTTGTTCCCCTCCATATCCCATGTTCCTGTGGATACTCTTAATAGTAAATCTGAGGATTTGGCAATGGAAGACCACGACCGTAAAAAAGTCAGAACTGTCTTCTGTTCTCCCATTGACTTCGTTGCTAAAGAAAAAATAATCTTTGGTGGCCAGAATGAAAAACTTAAGTTATATCATAGGAACTCATGGATCAAGTATGGATGTGTGAAACAGTACGGCGGTTTCGACGCCGTTTTTAAAGAGGTTGAGAAGTTTACACTCAATGCGGATTCTGACTGTTCCGGTTGGGATCGCAAGATCTTTCTCTTTTGGGTTTACTACATTCGCATAAAACTTTTAACCAATGCTGAACAATACAAGGAACTTATTAACTATGTTTCTTTTTTTAACATTCATGGAACAGTTCTCTTGCCAGATGGACACATCTATCTGCGTGAAACTGGTTGTAATAGTGGTAAGAATAACACAACTACTGATAATTGTATCGCCCACCTTATAATCATGTTTTACTTTTTTGTGGTGAGATGCAGGGAACTTGGAAAAACTGCAACATTAACTACCATTTTAAATAATGCTTTTTTCCCTATTTATTCTGATGATAAAACAGGAGGGTGTGATCCCGATTTTTGGGATTTCACTATCGAAACTTTTAAAGAATTTGAAAGGAAAATCTACGCCAAGTTTGGCTTAGAGGTAAAAGAGAGTCAACAGTTTGTTTCTCTCAGAGACCGTGATTCTCCTGTCAATCCAAAACACTCCTTTCTAGGCAGCTATGCTTATTTTAACACAGAGTATTCCATGTATATTCCCTACCCTCGCGAAGGGAAAATTTGCAGTTCGTTTGTCAACCGACTGCCAGATCTTTCAATCGATCTTCTTTTTAGACGCTTCTTAGTCTTAACTGCCTTGCTCTGGCCGTGTCCAGAGCTTTTTAGTGAAGCAGTCTCTTTAACAAAATTTTTTATGAGTAAACATCCTGAGGAAAATACTCTTTTTCAGATGATCTTAGAAGAGCACACTCTTGATCTCGATGTCGAGTCCGAATTTCTTCGACTTTACATAGGGTTCGAGGCTGGTCCTTTTAACACCTTTTTTAATTTTTTTAAAGGCAAGCAAAAATCAATAACGAATGAGATATGGAAATTTGAAAATTGCTATGAATGTGCAAAACAATGGATCAATCTTAAACCGTCTAATTCAGACGAAAATTCTCTCTCCCCAGTCAGTGGCTGCCCTCAAGGTGGCTCTGGATGGGTGGCATGATACTACTATCGGCGATTTTGCCGGCATACCCGACCGGCATGTGGGGAAATTGTTCACTTTTGATGATGTCGCAGAGATATCTATCACGAAAACTTCTTCCCCTGTGGCGCTTCCTGCAGGCCCATGGGCTTGTAGGATTGCTGCAAATCCTTTTTCTTCCAGGACCACTCTGAAACCTGGAGCTTGCCGTGGTAGCATGACCACAATGGATAATTCAGCACCCCTTTCAGTAACTTCTAATGTTCTTGTGTCTTACACACAGGATGGAACTGATTTTGCTGACGTAGGCGTCGGTGGTGTTTCTGAGAACACCCAATTAATGTCTATGTCCCCTGAATTTTTAACCTCCAAATTGACTCTGGCCGGGTGCGCCATAGAAGTAGTCAATACTACACCCACCTTAACTGTTGGTGGACTTGTTACTGCTTGTAACGTTCCTCAACCTAGCGATGCCTCCTCGTATACCACGAACGTAGGTATTGCAGCTGGAGCCGGATCAGGTACTATGTACCCCGTCCCAGTCCGAATGGTTAATACCTTTCCAAAAAACTTGACCGAAATGGTTAAATATTCTCCTTTTCAGGACAAGGCTAAGGATGGATGCTATATCAACGCTCGCATGCAATTTACCCCCGATATGAAACAATGCGTTCCTAAAGCCCCCCTTATCTTCACTGAAGACTTAAAATCTAATGCAGGAGCCAATCCTAACGTTCCCGTTTACCTCCCACAACAAAATATTGTGCCTGCTGGAGCCAGTAGTCTCTCAGGATATGGAGATGCCATGAATTGGTATGACATGGATTCACCAGTCATTATGCTTACCAACTTACCTGACACAACAACTTTAACTATACGTGTAAGATGGTTTGCACAAATTGTACCAGATGAAGATAACAATGTTTTTCTTCGTGCTGCACACCCTTCGCCAATTTATGATCCCAATTTCTTTGAGATCTACTCCAGGACCTGTGCAATGATACCTGCAGCTTGCTCTTTCACTATGAACCCTAGTGGTGAGTGGTGGAAAGCAATTTTAGGTGGAATTGCCAGGGCCGCAGGCCCTCTATTAATCAGGATCCCACACCCTATAGCAAAAGCAGCTGGTGTAGCTCTAACAGGAGCCGGATCTTTTCTTGAAGATTCCGAAAAAGAATCTGCCTCTCGGAGGCGTGAGAAGAACAGGAATGATTACTATGGAAAAGGTAATCGAAAAGATGTCTATGGCCAGATCGTGGACACCAAAACAGGAAAACCTATCAAGCAAAAACAAAAAAAAAATAAAGGTAAAGGAATACCTAATGCAGCTCCGAAAGGGAGTAAGAAAGGCTAACTGACACTTTCTTTTGGGAAGGAAAACCCTCCAAACCCCTGGCCTGACCAGCCTTGTAAAAAAATAGCGGAATCATTAAAGTACGCTTCCCGGACCTACCTTTTTCGTCATTTTGGGGTGGGATATGGGCTGAGTACAGATAAGAACTCTGCTCCCGCTGGGCGTGTAAAATTCCCAAAGTCTAGGGTTTA